ATCTTACGAAGAGGATTCCATGAAAGAAGATGTAGTACACACAGGTGCTGAACTTACAGCGAATAATATGGGAAAGCTTGTAGGGATCGATCCAGTATTATTGGGAGCATTGGTAGTAAGCGGAATAGCATTAGGAACTTTAAAAGGTCCTCAAATAGTAGATACCGTTAAAACTTCTTTGAAAGTAGCTTTGGATAAAGGACAAGAAGCTTACGATAAGCTTAAATCTTACTTTAAAATGAAAAAGATTGCTATACCAGAAGAAAAACCATCTGCTGAACCAGTAGCAGAAACAGAAATGGAAGAAGTCATAGATTATGAATCTTTGATGGAAGCAATAAAAGACATCAGCAAGAAAAAAGCTGAAGCTAAAAAGAAAAAAGAAGCTGAAGATAAGAAAAAAGCTGACGAAAAGAAAAAGAAAGAAGCTGAAGCCAAAAAGAAGGCTGCAGAAACTAAGAAAAAATAAGTTCTGAATATTTATAAAAGAACAAGAAAATTAGAATAATATGCCAGTATTGGATCCCACGGAGATAATGTTTACGGCGTTCGAGCCAACGGTACAAAACCGTTTTATCATGTATATAGACGGAATTCCCGCTTACATGATTAAAAAAGCAGACGCACCAGGCGTAACCCTAAACGAGATCAAGCTTGATCACATTAACGTGTATCGTAAGCTTAAAGGAAAAGCAGAGTGGAGAGACATGGCTTTGACTCTTTACAACCCAATCTCTCCTTCTGGCCAACAAGCCGTAATGGAATGGGTTCGTCTACATCACGAATCAGTAACAGGAAGAGATGGTTACTCAGACTTTTACAAGAAAGATTTGAACTTGTCTATTCTTGGTCCAGTTGGAGATATCGTATCAGAGTGGATCATCAAAGGAGCTTTCATCAAAGAAACAAACTTCGGATCTTACGATTGGTCTACAGCTGATCCAACAGAGATTTCTTTATCAATCGGAATGGATTATTGTATTTTGAACTATTAATCTAGAAAAAATAAAACAGAGAAGACCGCAACACTGCGGTCTTTTTTTTGTCCTTATCAAAAGAATCACGTATATTTAAGAAATTAAGTATTTATAATAAAACAATCTATGTCAGAAACAAAATTCACGGTTCCGACCGAAACAATCGATCTACCTACAAAAGGTCTAATTTACGCAAAAGAAAATCCGTTATCTTCCGGAGTAGTTGAAATGAAGTATATGACTGCAAAAGAAGAAGACATCCTCACAAACATCAATCTTCTAAGACAAGGAATAGCAATCGAAAAAATGCTAAAAAGTCTTATTAAGTCTACGATTAATTACGAAGACTTAACTTTAGGAGACAGGAATGGCTTACTAATTGCCGCAAGGATTCTAGCTTATGGAAAAGATTATACTTTCAACTATCGCAATCCAAATACTGGAGACGAAGAACAAGTAACAGTAGATCTTCAAAATTTAAAATACAAAGAAATAGATTTTACAAAATTTGAAAATAAAAATGAATTTTCTTTTGTTCTTCCTTATTCAAAAAACGAAATTAGTTTTAAGATTCTTACTGTAGCAGACGATAAAAAAATAGATGAAGAGATTAAAGGAATCAAAAAGAATTTAGGTCAAGATCAAGGATTACTTAGCACCAGACTTAAGTATCAAATAACTTCAGTTAATGGAGATTTCTCAGTTAAAACTATTAGGGAATTCGTAGACAATGGATATCTTCTATCAAGAGATTCTATAGAGCTAAGGAAATACATAGCCCAGATCACACCAGACATCAATACAAAGGTTCAATTTACTCTAAAAGACGGAACAGAAGTAGAAACAGATTTACCGATGGGAGCGGAATTCTTTTTTCCCGGGAGCGGACTATAGACCACAGTTTATGACCGAAGTCTTCGAACTTACCTATCATGGTGGTGGCGGCTTTGGTTACTTCGAGGTGTGGAATATGCCGGTTCCCCACCGTAGGTTCAACCTTAAGAAGATAAACGAATATTTAAAGAACGTTCAAGAGATACGTGATCAACAGAATCAAAAGGTTACTGAGAATACTGATATGAATAAATTCAAAATACCAGATCATGTCAAAAACGCATCAAAAGACTTTGACTTTGTTAGTAAGGTAAAACAAAAGAAGTGAATATTTATCTAATATAGATAAAATAGATGGCGGATAATCAAAATATAGGATCTAATACTGCGGGAGGTGGTCAACAAGCTAAGAAAAGTATTCTAGATGCAAAACAAGCATTAAGAGATCTTATAGAAGATCAAGGAGACTATAATAATATTCTAAAATCTTCTTTAAAGGATCTCGATATGATGCAAAAGTCTTATACTAAGATTTCAGCGAGAATCGATTCTTTAAATAAAGGTTCTATAAACGTTAAACAAGTAAATCAAGAGTTAGCTAGAATAGTTCAGAAAGAATATATAGCTAAACAAAAGATTTTAGATCTACAAGAAGGCACGAGTAAAGAAACAAAAGCAGATTTAGAATTACAAAAAACTATATCAGAGCAATTAAAAGGTCAAATTAGCAATAAAGAAAGATACGCTTTATTAGAAAAACAAAAAGCTGTAGATGCTAGATTAGCTGGAAACATAGAATTACAAAATTTAGAGGTAGCTAAAGTAGCGGCTAAAATAGCAGAAGAAGAAACAAAAATTGGAGAGCGAGCCTTAGAAACAGAAAAGAAAGTTTCTAAGCAAATGGGAATATCAGGAAATTTAATGAAAATTTTCGCTGAAAAAATTGGCGTAGGAGAACAAGCTTATGAAGCGATGTCTTTTGAATCTAGAAAATTAATAAAAAATCAAGACGGCTTAGTAAAAAATGTAAGTAAGTATAAAGTAGCTTTTGTAGGACTCAAAGCCATAGTTAAGAGTGCATTTGAAAATTTAACAGATCCTGCTGTAATCATGGCTGGATTAGCATTAATAGGAAAAGGCGTATCAAACGCTTTAGGCAAAGTAGGAAATTTAGCAAAAGGTCTAGCTACATCTATAACAGGATCAGGAGGTCCAATAGCAGGAATAACTAGCGGAATAAGTTCAATGTTAACTAATATACCTTTGGTTGGAGGATTATTAGCTGGTGTTGTAGATATTTTTTCAAATTTACTTGATTTTGCAGTAGGCGCTACGTCTAAAGTGCAAGAGATGGGAAGATCAATAGGTTTAAACAGAACACAAGCGATCTCTCTTAATAATCAATTTTCAAATTTTGCTACGTTATCTGGAAAAGCTTATTTGAATTCTGAAGCAATGTTTAAATCTCAGGTAGAAATATCTGATATATTGGGAGTAAACAATCAAATATCGAATAAAAATTTACAAACACAAATAGAATTAACTAAATTCTTAGGTGTTGATGCGCAAACGGTTGCAAAAATACAACAAGCAAGTACTATAACTGGAAAGAGTCAAGACAGTATATCAAAATCAGTATTTTCTCAAGTTAGAGGCTTACAAAAAGCCACAGGCATTCAATTAGATTTTAAAAAAATACTAAAAGAAGCAGCAAATTTAGGAGGCGCTTTAGGACTACAATTTGCTTTGTACCCAGAAAAAATAGCAAAAGCAGTTGTAACAACAAAAGCTCTTGGTATGGATCTAAAGCAAATGGATGGATTAGCAGATTCATTTTTAGATTTTGAATCTTCAATATCAAAAGAATTTGAAGCACAACTATTAACGGGAAAAGATATAAATTTATCAAAAGTAAGAGAGCTTGCATTAAGTAATGATATTGCAGGTATGGCAGCTGAAATAAGCAAGCAAATAGGATCAGCAGAAGAGTTCTCAAGTATGAATAGGTTTGCGCAAGAGGCGTACGCTTCATCTGTAGGTATGTCAAGAGATCAACTCGCAGAAGTTCTAATTCAGCAAAAACAAATGGCAGCATTTGGTGTAGGAACTACAAAAGAACTTAATGAACAAGTAAAACTATTAAGACAACAAGGAAGAGAACAAGAGATAATAAATAAATTAGGTAGTGAAGGCGCATACAATGATTGGTTAAAAGCTTCTGCTGCAGAAGATTTAAATGGAT